ATGAGGAGCAGTATAATGACAACTAAATTTCGTGGTGGTGTTGATATTGCACTGAAGCTTCCACCACATCAATTTGAAGCAACAGTTGCTTTTTATCGTGATGTGCTTGGTCTTAAACCAATTACGGATAAAGGATCAGAGATTGGTTTTGAGTTTGGTCCAGTAAAATTATGGATCGATACGGCACCTAAAATAAGTCAGGCAGAGCTTTGGCTAGAACTATTTACTGATAATTTTTCAGAGGCTGCAAAATATCTTAATGATGCTGGCGTTGTGCGCTGTGATGAAATTGAATCTTTGCCAGAAGGATTTAAAGGAGGATGGATTAGCAGTCCAGCCAATATTATTCACATGGTTCGAGAACCTAATGCTTGGTAATTGAATAGATGAATAAATAAAGCTTGGATTCAATATTCTGAATCAAAAATGATCAAGCATTTTAAATATGATTTTCTATTTATATAAATTGGTAGCTTGGTTTTTAGATCGCAAAACTAAGCTACCACATTCAAGGTTAATTAACCTTCAAAATTGAGTACATCTTCACAAACAGACTTCTGTTCAGCTTGATCAACTTCTTTCGCTGCCGCCCGTGCTTCTTTTAATGATATTTTAAAATCATTATCCGTTTGAAGGCTTTGCAATGATGCTGATTTATTTGAATATCCTTCTAAATACGATCCAATGATCTGATTGATGTTTTGATCAAATTTAGCATTTTTCCCAATCAGTTTTGGGCACATCTCGATCAAAACTTGAGCGTTCGCGATATCATCTTTAATCAGCGCATCCGCTTCTTGAACCGAAATTGCTTCTGCAAAAATTGCTTGAGCTGTAAAAAGTGAGAAGCTAACCCCAATAATACGAATAAATTTAGATAAATGTCTCATGGCTGCATAAATTTCTAATACTATGAAGTGGTAAATATATATAATTGAAGGAATAATTCAATTATGAAAACTGAGTAGTAAAAGGGCTATTGACATATTCTACCGATAAGTTTGAAGTAGCAATCGCCCAAAATTGAAGAGATGAGAACGTAGTGAATATTTTGATTGCAAATGCATATATTGATTATAAATAATTGATTTTTAAATATTATTGGTATTAATTTGTAAAAAATACCCGTTACGTTACCCGTTTTTAGAAAAGCAACTATGACTCTAAAAAATAATAAAGCCTGCTATGAGCAGGCTAGTGTTCCAGATTCAATCTTGTGTTCTTCTACTTTCTGCTTCACATAAGATTCATGCCAAAAAACATCTTTTTTATTGATCCGAACTGGCTGTTTAATTTCACCATTTTTTACTCTTGAGTAAAATGCATCTTTCTTAATAGAGAGCAGTTGCATAAACTCTTTTGCTCGAACTCTACGATCAATTTGCATCTTCACCCCTCCGCATCCGCTTTTGGTTCTTTCTTCATTTAACATACCCTCCAAGATCCAGATAATTTATACTCCAGTCGTTGGCCCACTCTGAAATCATGTTTTCTTTTTCATCGCTGCTTAAATCATTCCACTCATCTTCGTCAATGTAGTCAGATAGCTTGAAACTATCTTCTTGTGAAGCGTTTACAACACCTATGGACATATGAAAGTGGATGCGAAGTTCACTAAAATCACTCATTTCCGCCCCTTGCTGCTTCAATCATTGCAGCGTAAATCATCTTTTTATAGATAAATTCATTACGTGCGTTGTGACTCATCGTTTCGATTTTATCTTGATCATTCCAAGTTGAATCGATCATTTTTGGAGTCGGCGCAAGAGGCACTACAACGTAATCATCTCTTACATTCTCAAATATCGGCATTAAAAATTGAATTTGGCAGGGGATAACACCACCACCTTCTGGGTGCGGATCGTGCCAAAGTTTACCTTGTTCGTATATAACTGAATGCATATAACCGCGTGGAGACATACCAGCGACTAAATGTTTAACACCAATCTGTTTACTAATTTCTTCAACCCATTGAACACTTTCTTCAGTTGGTTCTTCCCAGCCAAGTGAAATAGATTTATACCCATGCTTTGCAAGGAACTTATTAAGGTTTTTTTGATATATCACGCCACCTTCATCACTTGGAGGCTTAGTGATATCAATACCTTCCCAGAAGCTAGGAATATCTTCAATTTTCATTCTAAGCAATGTAGCAAGAGTTGCACCCTCACAGTTTCCACCAAAGCCAGTGACAGTTTGCATAACTTTTTTCATTTTTAGTTACTCCTTGCCACCACGTTTTCTACGTTTATTGAATGTGCCTCGATTCCAGCCGAGTATTTCAGCAGCTTTCGTAACGTTGCCACGCGTATATTCAAGTGACTTAGAGATAAAGACATATTCAACATGTTCGAGCACGCCTTTGACTGCTTCGGATCCTGAGATAATTGCTGTATCTATATCCGATTCACGTAAAACAATATTCGCGCCTTTCGAATCACGTTTAGCAACTAGCTCTCCGTACTTAATTGCTTTTGTAACTAATAATTCGAGTTGTTCAGATTCTTCATTTGTTAAGTGGCAATCAGCGATTATTTGATTTTCAAGTTGATCAAGTTCTTTGTATAAAACATCAATTGCCGCTTGTATATTTGTAGCAATATTCATAGTTAAGCAACCTCTGTTTTAGTTAAATGAGCTTGAACCTTTCCATCTTTGGTAAACCATTCAATCGTGTCTAAACCAAAAACATCTTTGAGCACATTGTCGAGTTGGACACTATCGAGTACAACTTCTTCAGTAATGACTGTGCGCTTTTGAACCATGCTTCTAAATTCAGTTAATTTGTCTTGCACTTCGTGTTTTACAGAAATATCCCTTTGGAATGCTGGATTGGGAATTTTCTGAATGGTCGCTTCAGGAGTGTAAACACCGTTCTCCAACCGAACAGGGAAATGATTTTTTCGTAAATTGGAAAGTTCTTTATCAAAGCGGCTTCTGTTTCCGCCAAGAATTTCTAAAGCTTTAGAAAGAGTTATTCCATCTGGATGGTTTTTAAATACTTCAATTAAGCGATTTAAATATGTAGCTTTAACTTCAGGCTGATTTTGAGTTTGTGTAGGCATGATTTTCACCTTATTTATTTGCGGTGTCTCAATGACATTTTTAGATTTAATTTGACCTTCTAAACTCCAAACACCATCGTTGTTTTCAGCTTTGATTATGCTTAGTACAGTCTTAGTTGTTCTATTACTAAGTCTGCAGTTATTCATAATTTGAGAAATTTCTAAACCAAAAGGTTCTTTAACTAAAGCATCAGTGACTGCTTTTATAGCCTTCTCTAGTGCTTGATTGTCTGTAAACCTACGGTAATCAGCTGCTGAATTCATCATTGTCTCCAACTACTATGGTGTCAGGTGTTTAAGGGTGGCAAATCAGAGTGGGATCCCATTACCATCAGTTAGTTCAGCTTTGCGTTTAGCGTATGCCTGCATACAATCATTTGCATAAATTCGATCTTCAAGAGATTCGATATCAGATAAGAATGTATTAAGTATTGCTAAACTTTGTGCTTCTCTAATACGAGCAGTTAATGGTGGGCTGAGTTCTAAAAGACGTTGATTAATTACTTTAAGTAATGGTTCTCTCTGCTCAATGGTCCACGTAGACGTGTACTTAGTTAAAGCATTGGTTTCAGCTGGAGATTGAGCATGTTTAGCTCTATTTATTAAATCAGATAGATTCTTTTCATATTCTGAATGACTTATTTCAGCTGCTTTATCTAAAGCTGCTTGAGTAATTGAAGCAAACCGATCTTTATTTTCGATTATTGCTTCTTTAACTTGGTTTGATTCAAATTCATCAAGTGAAAGGTCAGTTAAACGAGCTTCACATGCAGCTTCAAGCTCATTGAGTTGTTCATCAGTGAAAATGTTATTGGTACGAATTGTTCTACGATAAATATGAACATCACTTTCATTTGAGGCTAATTTAATCTTGCTCAATAGATCATCAAAATTCACTTGATGGCAAAAATCATCTAAATCTGACTCGCTTTGACTTGCATCAGCTAATGAGTTTGATGAAGGAAATTCATGTCCAGATGCTGGCCCAAGAATTTCATCTATTTTAGAATTATCATTAGCAGGTTGAATAGCATCGAGCTGTTTCACTTCATTAGCATCATTTTGTTTTTTAGATGTGCGCTTTTTTTTAGGTTGTTCAGCAATTTCTAAACTTGCCTCGAAAATTGACCCTCCAACAGCTGAACATAATGCTTCATATTGGCGTTTCGCATTCTCAAAGTCGCGTTGAGCAAAACCACTACGAATACCAGCAACTAAACCTTCAATATTTTCATTAAATTTATATTGAAGAATCACAGCCTGAGGTTGGATTAAAAAAACATCTTGTTCAGGCTGAACTTCTTCTAGTGTCAATGGCTTTGTGAAAGTAATACCAGCTAATTCAATAGTTTCAATTTTGATGCAGTATTCATGATCGGGAAGACCAAATACTGTTGCAGGGAATTGGTCTAATGAATCAAATTCACCAAGGATATGTCGGCAAAGAATCGTCTTACCCGAACGTAGTGCAGTAAAAGCCTCTTGTGCGTTTAAAATATTTGTCATTTTCTTATCCTTTTAATAGCGCTTTTTTCAAATATGGATCAAGGTCATCTTGCTTAAGTAACCAGGTAACATAATCAGCAGGAATGTCTTTAATAGCCGTGCCTTTGTGTTTGCCGAAAGTCAGATGAGTTGGAATGCGAGCTTGTTCAGAAAACAAGTAAAGAGATTGCATGTCTTTAACACCAAGAACTTTGCAAATCTGCTTTAAAAGAACTCCAGTAAGCAAAACATCTTGTTTGGCGTTATGTGTATTTCGGATACTTTCGCGAGCTTTTTCAGATCCATTTGTGAGTTTGTAGATTAATGCTGATAAGTTATGTGCATCATCTGGCCAAACCATACGAGCCAAAGCTAAAGTACAAATCGCCTTAACATTAATTGTCTTGTCAGCCATTTTTATAGCTTGAATGTCATAATCAACATTGTGGCCAATAACGAATTGAATGCCCTCAGGTAAACGAAAAGTTTCATAGCTTGCCTTTCCCGCAATGTCAGATTCAAGAATATGATGTACAGCCATAGCGCCGTAGCTAATTGGTTCAGGGCAAGAGAAATACTCATCAAACGCATACTTTTTCTCAACAAAAAGGACGCCTTCTTCAAATGAGACAGGAACATGGGCTATCTCGATTGGATAGCCATTCATGTCATGAGTTTCAGTGTCTAAAATTATTGCACTCATTGTTGTAATTCCTGTTTAGCTAAGTTGTCGATTTCTTGTTTGACGGCTTCGAGTTTTGATACTTCGATTTGAGTTAATGCATCTAAGCCGAGGTATTCACATACGCTTTTGATATCCAAGCCACGCTCAGCAATGAAATCTTGGAGTTCATCCCTTTGAGCGTCACTGATGCCAATAAATTCAGGCTTACCGATCCACTTGTTTTGATTTTTATCAAAATTACACTCAAGCTCTTTAGATCGAGCAAGCATGATTTGGCGCATGTTCTGGTAATACATGTGGTCTTTAGACAAAGATTCAGTAAGCTGATTTAAATCGCCTGCATGCTCAGCTTCAGCACAACTCTGTTTCCAGTTCTCTAAATCCTCTACTGCTTTAGTAAGTACCAATTGTTCAGGCGTGAGCGTGTTGATATGGTCCTTGGCAGCCTTAATAAGATCAGCTAGGAAAGTAGGGTTAGTTTTTAAATCGGGAACCCATACTTCACCAGTTTCACCACCCAACGCACCTGAGTTTTTTGCATGATGAGTAGGAGACGGTTTAAAGCTGATAACGCGGGCATTTTTACCTTCACTCGTAGTGACTGTAGTCAAATAACCCATGATGTCGGCTATGCGATATAACTCGTTTCGGTTTTTACCTCCTAGATCTGGACGATAAATAACTTGATCCCCGTTTTGATCTTCTGAAGCATGTGCAATAAAAACAACATCTTTACCAAGACTGATTAATGTATTGATGTATTGCTTAAATGTTTGATTAGCCAAGCCCTGAGCTTTTAATTTAAGCGCACCGTCCTTTTGACGATTATTTGCTGTTAGTAAAAGGTGAGTCTTGATGCTCTCAAGCATTGCACCCACAGTATCAATTACAACAGTATTAAAAGGTGCTAAGTCCTGAGGGGTTAAATCAGCGACATCTTTCCATTGTTGAACTGGAACCACAGCACCGCGACGTAGTTCACCAGTTCGATGCGAACCACGGTCAAAGTCGAATGAGATTGCTTTATCTGCAGTAAAGCCCATAGAGGTTTTACCAAGACCAGGATCAGCGTAAATGTACGTGATGATCGCATTAACTTGTAATGGCTGATCCGCACTAATAATATTGATAGCCATGATTACAACCCCTTATTAGATTTAGCGTTGTTATAAGACATTCGTTGATTTGCACTGTACGGTGTGCGTTGAAAGCATTCTTTAGAAAACATTTCCGCACGTTCTTTTTTGCGTCGAAACTCTACTTCTTGTTGTAAGTTGCGAAGTATCCAAGGCTTAGCTTTCAACAAATCAGGATCTACAGGTGTTCCGCCGTTTTCGGTTTCAAGACGAATATCAGTAAGGCGATAATTTGTAGAAAATGTTTGTGGCCCTAATCTAACGTGATATCGACCAGCATCATCGCGGGTAATAAACTCGCGGAATGGAGTGGTGAAGCGTTTCTTTTCCATTAGATCGCCTCCACTAATTTATTTTTTTCGATGTAAGCTGCTAATTGAGCATTGATATTGCGATGATCATCAAAGATCGTGAAGTCTTTATAATTGTTGCCGTTAGCATCGGTTATTTGACCGATCTCAAGATTAATGATGTCTACAGCTGTGAACTCTGAACCAGGCACGCCGTAACTATCCGGGTGTTTATCGAAAACAAACTTTACTGGTACTCGGAAACCATCGAGATTGATAACAGCTTCGCCTGAATTGTCAGATGTTATTTTGAGCGCCATAACGCCGTAATAGCTGTGTAAAACAGTTTGTTGTGTTGCTGAATTACGAGCAGCTTGATAATCGCAAGATGACACAGTAGCTAAGACAGCAGTCAAAGCGATGCTTGCTGTAGCCCATGATGCAAAAACAACTTTGCCGAAATGCAGAGCTGAATTGCCTTCTATAGTTTTTTGTTCCATAATGAACCTCATACGACATTGTTTGTTGTGGAAAGCCCTGATCGCCGTGGTAAGTGTTCGGGGCTTTTTGCTGTCTATGAGATTTATATTAACTATGGTTAATTTTTTAGTCAAGAATAAAATTAACCAAGGTTAATATTTTTCTTAACTTTAATTTATTATTTTATTAACGCACATAAGAAAACCCGCACGCAGCGGGTCTTTATTTAATTAATAATTAACTATGATGAGGTCTAGATCTTCTTTTTGCCCTATATGTGTACCGCATACAATCCACGACTTGACCTACAAAATGGCAATGTTCATCCAAAGGTATAATGTTAGGTTGGAAGTTAGGATTTAAAGCCTGCATATAGCGGGAACCATCTGTTTCTATCACTAATTTTTTGAAAGTTGCGTCTTCAAACTTTCTAACCACAATCATGTCACCAGACTGCATATCACTATAATACACATCTGGATCAACCAGAATATAGTCACCTTCAAGGAAATCAGGCTGATTACTAATGCCTTGAACCTTTAGATAAAAACAATTTATACATTCATCTGGAAGCGGAAGCCATTCATCCACTTGGGACATATCAACTGCTTGAACATTAGTAAATGTTCCAGCTTGAACCCATGACAGAACAGGGGCTAATCGAGCTGGTTTATTCGATACGTTGTTATCAATCGTTTGCTGTTCTTTACCTCCATATAAAAGCCAATCATCAGTTACACCTAAGAACTTAGCAATTGTTTTTAAGTTCTCTGCGGTAGGGACGCTAACACCATCAAGCCATTTCTTGGCTGATACTGCAGACCTTTTTGTCGCCCTGGCTAAGTCGGCGGCTTTTAGATTTTTTTCATCTAATTTTTGCTTAATACGTTCGTGTAAAGACATAACAAACATTTCCAAAATATTAACTAATGTTAATACGGTGTATTGAAACTATGGTTAACAAGTGGTAAATTTGATTTATTAACTATAGTTAATTTGGTGAAACTATGAATTACAGTGATTTTATGAGTTATCACAATTGTAAAGATCGAAAAGAGCTTTCAGTAAAAACAGGCATTTCAACAGTGACCTTATGGAAGTGGGAGAAAAAAGGTATTCCTTTAAAAACACAAGCAGTGCTGCAAGTAAAAACTGACGGCAAATTAAAAGCCGATAGCGAAGCCTTAAAAGCTTAGGAAAAAACCATGAGCAAAGTATTACCAGAATTAACGGAAATAGCCCGCAATAACGCAGCATTAATATTGCGTCACCTTAATGCCAGCAATCAAAGTAAAGTTGCGGAACAAGTTGGGGTAGATGGAAGTACTCTGTCACGATTAAAAAATGACAAGAAAAACAACGGATTGACTGAGGTTGAGTTTATTGGGGCTTTATTGACAAGCCTTGAATTAAAGGTTGTATCAGCTAGTGATGTGTATTGCTCACCGGAAGTGGCAGAGGCAACAAGAGTCTATTTAGCTCATGCGTTCACATCACCAGAATATATGCGAATTCTTTTTAAGTAATAAAAAACCGCTTTCCTGCGGGAACAGGGTAGCGGTTGGCGTTTATTAATCAGAGAGATTAAATCACATGAACAATATATCAAAACACCCATGCGCTAACAAGTGCAGTGAATTTAAAGCAGAGCAGTGCAAGCATTGTTTGATTTCTACAGATTTCGAACTATCAACTGATGCTGATTATGTAGTGGGAGACACAGTGGTATTTAAAGATAGTGATATGCATGACTCTTTAATGGCAGTGTCTCAAGTTAATGAACATAGCGTGTTTTTGGATGGCGGGGAAAAGTTCGTTTTAAAGCATCTATTGAGACATGCATCAATTACAGAGCTTAAAGCTAAGCGCAGGTTATCAAAAGAAAACCGCACAACTTGTATGGGTGACGACTCATATCTCGAAAACAACATTTCACCACTTTGCAAAAGCTATTCAAATGATGAGCAGATTCATTTGAGTAAAGCTTTGGATGCACAAAAGGAGGTTTCATGAACTCCAAATTTCAAAAACAACCTGAGTTTAAGCAAGATCAGCAGGTTCAATCATTTTATGAGCCCGCATTGCGATTGCTTGATCTTATGTTTGAAAGAAAGAAACAAAACTTAAGATCAAAAGGTTATGACGAAAATAATGCCGCAGTTACCAAAGTTGAATTTTTAGAAACTATGGCGCGTCAATTTCGAATAACACAATGGCTATCTCAGCAGATTGTCAGCAGCCTCATAAAAGCTGATCAGGTGCATTCATTTGGAGGTTACATAAAACCCAAGGCTGGTGAGTCATGAGATATGCAGCAAAGAGAAAGCAGGAAATATCTGTTTCTAAATCACCTGTTGAAAATGTGATTCCGTTAGAGCAGCCAGTGAAAATCTACACAGCAATAGAACTAGCTGCAATGCCTTTGTCAAAAATGAACGCAGCAATAGAAGCTCAAGAAAGATTTTACATGCTTGAGGAAACTACTCATATGGGGGGGCAAGCCATAGCAGTTCGCCGTCTAATGGAAGATGGATACTTGTTAATTCAAGTGAAAGAAAAGTCACGTACGCGATACAAGATCAACAACGAGTTTATTCCACCAAGGATTATTCGTCAGTTGGAAAAGCGCGGGTTAGTGAAGTTGGGAGGTTGAATCCATGAATGAATTAACCGTTTCCAGCTTAATTGCCAGCAAGAATTTCTTCTTTGCATTTTTGAAGGGCGGCAATAACTGTATCAATGTGATCAACATCTATGTTTACGAAGGAGTCTTCATAGCCACCACCATGCTGATCAAAATGACCATCCACCTCAGATATTGTCACAAATTGATTATCAATATTTGCATATACATCAATTTCATTTTGTTTGCGAATGATAGCCATCTCATTTCATCCAATATAGGTGGGAAATCATGACACTACCAAAACCACCAATACAAAACAACATCGACTTAAGAAGTTTTGAATTCATGCCCTTAGATGTTGTTCGTTTCCGTGACAGTGACTTTACAGCACTGGTGGAAGCAGAAGCTTTTCGCTCAGGATTTCTTTTAATGTGCGCATCTTGGCACCAAGTGCCCGCAGGGAGTCTACCTAATGATGATCGCATTCTTTCCAATTTGGCTGGTTTTGGTCGAGTAGTGAAAGAGTGGGAAAAGTTCAAAGATGAGGCATTACATGGCTGGGTGCTCTGTGACGATAATCGTTATTACCATCCTGTTGTTTGTGAGAAGGCGCTTGAGAGCTGGAATTCCAAGCAAGAGTACAACTATAAAAAGTTCTCTGAGCGCCTTCGTAAAGCAAATGGCAAGCTGGACGAGCGGAATCAAGTAGTAATTCCATCTTTTGATATTTGGATAGACGCTGGAATGCCTGATTCATGGAGCAACAATTCCAATACCAAGAAACTAGATGATAGCAGTAATTCCCAAGACCAAAACAACAATCATTTAGATGATTCCAATAATGTTCCTCAAGAATTCCAAAACCATTCCGTAGGAATTCCATTGGAAAACGCTCTTAAGGGAACAGAACATAACGGACAGGGACAGGTAAGGGATAATATTAATACACACACTCAAAGCGCAAGTGAAAATCAAAAATCACAGTCCGAAGAATCAGAACCATGGAAACCTGATTCTGAGATTCTACTCAACGTGATTCGACAAAGCGTTGGTGCTCAAGCCGAACAAGTAATCGCTATGTCTGATTACGATTTTCATCTCGGGAATTTCAACGCACACTGGGAAAACAAAGCAGATCTCACTGAAAACCAGCGAACGAGAAAGTTTGCTCAGTGGTTGATTCTTGAGTTCAAAAAAATCAAACCATCTGGACAACAGAAACCATCAAACAAAACAAATACCGTTGTGAGCAGAAATGTGAATGATGCATGGGGCGAACCAGAGGATTACGCGCCTGCTGTCGATGATATTGATTTGGAGGGTATGCTGTGAACGCACTAGCAAAAGAACTCACTAAAAAAATCACAGAAACCAATCGGTTTTGTGAAAAACACAAAGAGCGGATGATCAGTGTTGGTGGTCGAGATTTCTGCAAAACATGTGCTTTGAAATCAGTTGAGCAGGCGCAAATTGATCACCATCAAGCTGTGAATCAGATGGTTCGTGAAAAACACTTTGCAGGCGCAATGCTTCCAGATCGCCATCTTGAGAGTGGTTTTAAAAATTACATTGTTCAAAACCAAGGTCAGAAAAATGCTAAATCACAGTGCCAGTCTTTTGCTAAAGACTTCAATGCTGGTGTTAAGCGCAATCTAATCATGGTTGGGCGAACTGGTACAGGTAAAACCCATTTGTCATGTGCGATAGCTCGCAATGTTCTGGATCAGCGCAGCTATGTTCGCTATGTGACTTCTGAGGATATGGCAAACGAGATAGCCAATGCTTGGACTAAAACCGATGACAGCGAATCAAGCGCCGTGTGGCGTTTCACTGATTATGATCTTTTAATCATTGATGAATATGGCTTGCATGATCAACACGAAAGCCGATTGCAACTTGTGCACAAAGTTCTTTATTCGCGTTATGACGCAAAAAAACCAACGGTCTTAATTTCAAATTTATCACTTCATTCAACTGAAAATTCACAAGGTTTGAAAGACAACTTGGGCGACCGATTGTGGTCTCGTTTCCAACATGACGGATTAACTTTGGTTGAGTGTAACTGGGCAGATTCACGTATTGATGGCAATCATGACTAATCTTAAAAAAGGCGATCGAGTGAAAGTTGATTTCATAAACAATCCAGAAACGATTCACGCGGGTATTCAGTTCACTGGTTACGGTGTTTTAGATCGAGTTGAGGATGGACGAGTGTTTGGCAGATTGGACGATGGGCAGACATTCATGTGTTTTGAGAGTGATGTGGAGGTAAGACAACACAAATATGATTGGTCTGTTATACCTGATCATGTTGCATATATGGCTACAGATGCAGATGGAGTTGCATGTGGTTGGTTAGTTGAGCCAAAAATCATGGGTGATGCATGGAGAAATCAGTCGCATCTATCAGCCTTTTTTTACATTCTGTCGAGAGAAAACTATAAAAATCATTTCCGTGGAGATTGGAAATATTCACTTGAGAAACGTCCTGAGGAGCAAAGCCCTGAGGAGCAAAGCCAATGACTCTATGTGTTGGAGATCTTGTTTGCCCAGAGGCAGATGCTTTTAAACAGGCTGGTTGGAATCCTCAAGGTGAATTAAGAGTTTCATTCGTTAAGAAAGGCAAAAGAACTGGAATGTTAGTTGTTCAAGCCAAAGATGAACGGGGGTACAGGTACACAGGTTTTGAGAATAGCTTTGTGAAAGTTGAGGAGAATAAATCTAAATGACATCAATGAGCATCGATCAATACCGCCGTGAAATTCTTAAACAGCAAAATAAGCCTAAGGCCGCTAAGCGAAATAAATTCAATGCACAAAAGGTTGAGCTGGATGGCATGACGTTTGACAGCAAGAAAGAGCACAAGCGGTACATCGAGCTTAAAGCTATGCAGCAACGCGGGGAGATTACTAGGCTAGAACATCACACGAAATTTGAATTGGCACCTAAAACCAAACTGGAAGGGGAGAAAAGGGCAAAGCCAGCACTACGTTATTTTGCAGATTTCACTTATTTCAACGCCGTAGGTCAATACATTGTTGAAGATGTGAAATCAGAGGCGACCAGAAAGAAAGACAGTTATAGAAACAAAAAGCACTTAATGAAAACGGTTTTAAATATTGATGTACGAGAGGTTTAAATCATGAACTCAAAACTAACAATTATGCAAACAACGGATTGGTCTAAGTATTCTTTTGAGGAATGGTGTAGGCAACTCGGTGCATGGATAAACGGTGATTCTGAAAAGATGGTACGTGTAGTAAAAACGATGCCTACCAAGCGAATCACTCAAAAACAGCGTGAAAAACTTCTCGCAATGTATATGAATGATGAGAAGCTCAGAGACCGTTTGTGCATCAGTAAAACGGGTACTTGTTGCCAACTTAATGAAAATGAAGCCCGCGCAATTCAGCGTTTATTCATGGATCTACAGTTGATTGATGATGAAATTTTACAAGAATGGATTTCAACAATTTGGTCTCATCATGTCTTAAGCAATTCATTAAGAAAAATTGCTGATAGCTGTGATACTTCAGTAAATCAAATTCGCCAAGATTTAAAATGTGGTTTTGCATTTATCAAAAGTCGCTATTCACATTTTACTTTTGAAAGTTTTGAAAAAACCACTTGAGTGTGCGCACGGGGTATGGCATATTTATGTTACGTTGGAATTTTTATATTTAAAGCCAACATGAAAAGCTCGCATTATGCGGGCTTTTATACTTTTATTATTGACGAATTGTTATAATTAAAATCACAAAAATAATTTTGGGATAAAAATTTTGGATAGTTGGGATTGGGCTAAAGGTATTGATGTTTTTAAAGCACTAACACCTTTCATTTTGGCTTTAATAGTTTATTTGGTTTGGCATAAGCAAAAAGAAAAAGAGGTGATTGCCTCTGAAGCTAAACATTCGTTATTAGTTTTAAATGAAATTTTAGCTTTGTTATCGGAAGTGATTAACCATGATCGGGAAAATATAGGAAAAAAATTTGATGAAGATGGAAGAAAAGAATTAAAAATTTATATAAAGGAAAAGTTTTTGATTTTGGATCAAAAAAAGAATCAACTTCTTTACTCTATGATCTTTATTTCAGATGCTAAGCATGATGAAAAATTAGTAGGCTTAATTTCAGAGGGCAACAAAAAATTAACACTTGATTTAATTAATCTAGAAAGGCTGATGATAAGAAATATAGATAAGGATGATAAAAATGAAAAAGCCTCTATTGAAATTTATGAAAAAATATTTGAAATCAGGAAATCTATAGTGTTTTCAATTTATTCGACGAAGAAGCTTTTAGTGAAATATGCTTTGTATAGAGCTTAGATATTTAATTGAACTTCTTTGAAGGTTATAAGCACTTAGGTAGCTGTACAACCAAAGGCCTAACACAAGAACAGATCGCTCAATTAGATGAGCGATTTTTTTAGCCGTTGAAAAGTTATCCTGGTTGAAAGGTCGCCGTGATGTGAGGGTGAATGAATGGATATCGACAAGTATTTTAAACTCACCAGAAAACGTGCACCGAAAACCAAGCCTAAAAGCAGGCCACTGCCGAAAGCCAAACAAAACTATTTAGAAGCTGAAGAAACCTTGTTTCAAGAATTAGAAGAAAATCGAATTGGCTATCGTAGAAAGTTTCAATTTGAGTCAACCAAAAACTGGCGGTTCGATTTTTATATTGTGAAATTGGGACTTCTTATTGAAATCGCTGGCAGCTCTTGGGCGGTTGGGAGGGGCGGAAAAAAGGTAGCTAATTCATTCTGTAAATATGATCAAGCTGAACAATCAGGTTATAAGATTGAACGTTTTGAACCTTGTCAAATTGAATCAGGATATGTCATTCACTGGATTAAAGGTGAGCTTGAGAGGTTAGAGCATGAAGCCGCGCATTTATAAAAAACTTTGCAGAAAAGCATTTGTGATTCTTGTTTATGGATTCAATTTTTCCGTTGAAGATTTCATAAGTGATAATTCAGGAATCCCGTTTGTTTGTATTAAAGATTGCTATGAGCCCTTTGAGTGTTCTGCATTAGACATGTTGCTAGAAATGATGCAGGTTCAAGATTTAGATTGTGATGTTCATTCATTAAAAGCAAATGCAAAATTAATAAAAGAAGCTATACGGTTTACAGCCTCTATATACCTTTCAGCTCGTGAAGGTGCGTTATGAATCAGATTCGACCATTTCCACCAACGGAATTGATGGATAAAGCAGACGAGGAAGAAGCAATACGCCTTGCACCTGCACCGGATCTTATGGATTGGGTAGTAAAGAATTTTTTAACAATCGGTGGACCACTACATAATCCGGATCATGATCATATTGCTGAACTCATGCACGATAGCGAAGAGTTTTTAGCATTTGCGTGGGCATCATCTGCTTGTACTACCAAAAAGCGCATGGTGCTTGGCCAGTGCGAAAAGGTGGTGTTCAATCAGGGTGGCTGGCGTAAAGCACGACAAGAGCAGCAGATGCGGGACTGGTTCGGTTATGTACCGGTATATCTCATTACGATTGATGCCAGTTTTTGCGAACAAGCTTCTGATCGGGACTTTTGTGCATTGATCGAACATGAGCTCTACCATATTGGAGTCGAGCAAGATGGTGACGGCGAACCACTCTACAGTGATATGACAGGCCTACCAAAGCATTATCTTGCAGGGCACGATGTAGAGGAATTTATAGGCGTGGTCAAACGATGGGGAGCAAGCGAAGACGTGAAGCGACTTGTAGAAGTGGCGAAGCAAACGCCGTTTGTAAATGATGTAAATATTTCCAAGTGCTGTGGAACCTGTCTGATTAGTTGAGCCGTTTGGCTCATTTTTTTTGCCTTGTTTCCTTGATGAGCCTTGATGGATTTTGAATTATGGCAAAGCTCAAAAAAACCGAGCAACTCTTTATAGTTCGGTCACTTGCGCAATTCATGACACCCACCGAAGTTGTTAAGGCTATCAAGGAAAGATTCAATATCGATGTGTCACCGCAGCAAGTAGAAGCCTATGACCCGACTAAAGTGGCAGGCAGGGATTTAAGACAGGAATACAAGGACGCATTTGAAACAACGAGAGAGGAATATCTCAAACAACCCATTCACAATATCAGTGGGGCAAACGACATAGTTCAGTTGAAAATTCTTAGTGATTTACTTTGGTCAAAAAAAAATAACGTACCGCTGACAATTAAGATTGTGGACCAGATGCAAAAGATCATGAAGGGGTTTTACGAGAAGCGTGTCGAAATTACTGGCGCAGGTGGTGGGGCAATCAAAACCGAAAACACCCAAATGCCATCAGTGCCGATCCTCACACCAGAGGAATTGGCAGCTATGTCGCCGTTGGAGCTTTCTCGTTTAGTACTTACAGGTAAGAAATGACTTATGCATTGGATGAGATTGCGCCATTAATTAAAGAGTGGACGGTAAATACGCGATTGCCTGACGTTGTGGCCGAAATGTCACGGCGTTACTACTACAAAGCGGTGACTGAGCAGAGTGAATTAAGCATTCAGGCGGAAATATACAAGTGTAAAAATGACCCCATTCACTGGTTTAATCATTGGATATGGACATACGATCCGAGGGGTATGTCGTTTGGACTACCTGCCAATATTCCATTTGTGTTGCGGCCTAAACAAGTTGAACTGGTCGAGTGGCTATCAGAGCGTGAGAACACACAGACACATGGCTTAATCGAAAAATCCCGTGATGAGGGGATGAGCTATGTTGTTCTGGGCTATTTCTTGCATCGTTGGTTATTCGTTGATGGTTTTGCGGGTGGTGTTGGTAGCCGTAAAGAAGAGTTGGTAGATAAAAAGGGCGACCCTAAAACGTTATTCCATAAATTCCGAGACATGTTTAGCAAAATGCCCGATTGGATGAAGCCTACGGGCTTTGTTGAGAAAGTGCATGATAATTACATGCGGATCATTAACCCCGACAATGGCGCAACCATTACCGGTGAGGCTGGTGACAATATTGGACGTGGTGGTCGTACCACAATGTATTTTCTTGACGAGTGGGCATTCGTAGAACGACAAGAGGCTGTGGATGCAGCTATATCGCAAAACACGAACGTTCATATCAAAGGATCTACACCTAACGGTATCGGTGATCGATTCCATCAAGACAGATTCAGCGGACGCTACGCCGTATTTTCAATGCCTTGGCGAGCTAACCCGGATAAGAACTGGACAGTTGAATATAACGGGAAACAGATCCATCCATGGTATGAGAAGCAATTAGCCACCTTGGACGATGTAGTCCTTGCTCAGGAAGTGGATATTAACTACGCCGCATCAGTTGAAGGTGTTTTGATTCCATCAACTTGGGTGCAATTGGCTATTGATGCCCATATCAAGCTTGGTATTGAGCCTACAGGTGATCGTATTGCAGGCTTAGACGTTGCAGATGAAGGTAAAGACAAGAACTCATTCGCATCACGTCACGGCATTGTTATGACGTATTTAGATACATGGTCTGGTAAAGGTGATGATATTTTTGGTACCACACAAAAGGCCATGGATCTTAGCATTGATCAATCAATTGACACTTTGTTCTACGATGCAGATGGTCTAGGCGCTGGCTGCCGTGGTGATGCTCGAGTGGTCAATGAGTTGCGTAGGGAGCAAGGGCTGTCTGAGGTTGATGTTCAGCCATTCCGTGGCTCTGGTGCGGTGCATGAGCCAGACGAGCAGATGGTGGAAATGCGTTTCAACAAGGATTTCTTTGCAAACCTAAAGGCTCAATCATGGTGGTCTTTACGTTTGCGCTTTCAGGAAACATTTAGAGCACTGGAAGGTCGTGAATATGATCGAGATATGATTATTTCATTTTCTAGTGAGCATATCGACCCTAAAGAGCTGGCAATGCTTACTACCGAGCTATCACAGCCCACATACACCAAAAATGGTGTGGGTAAGATCTTAGTGAACAAACAACCAGACGGCACGGCATCGCCTAACCGAGCTGATAGCGTCATGATTTGTTTTAACCCTCAGATTGCAGCCTTAAGTGTTTGGGGCAAGCTTTAATACGAGAAAATTATGGGACTCTTAAAATTTACTGCGGACAGTTTCCAAAACTTCGCAGCTCGCGTTGGCTTGGGTTCGGGTAACCAACATGACCAATCAGGTTATGGGTTTAACTTCTTAAGCCGCAATCGCTTAAAACTCGAAGCAATGTATCGAACGTCTTGGGTTGTTGGTCAAGTTGTTGATGTTGTCGCCGATGATATGACACGTAAGGGCTGCAACATTAAGGGATTTAGCTCACCTAAAGATGGCGAGATGATCGATCAGGAAATGGATCGACTGCAGGTATGGGATCGGCTGAATAAGACAATTAAGTGGTCTCGGCTGTATGGAGGAACCATTGCTGTAATGCTGATTGATGGCCAGAACGTTTCCACACCTTTAAATACTAATACCATTAGTAAAGGCCAATTTAAGGGATTACTGGTTTTAGACCGCTGGATGGTTCAGCCAACAATGCAAGATCTTGTAACGGAGTATGGCCCACATTATGGGATGCCAAAGTATTACGATGTAATCCATGATTCGGTTGGTATGTGCAATCAGAAGGTCCATTATTCACGTGTAATCCGCATGGACGGCGTAGAGCTTCCCTACAACCAATCGATTACAGAAAACCTTTGGGGCCAATCAGTCATTGAGCGATTACTTGATCGTTTAACGATTTTCGATAGCGCCACTTTGGGTGCGGGTCAGTTGGTCTATAAGGCGCATTTACGCACGTACAAGGTAAAGGGGTTACGTACAATTATTGCTGCAGGTGGCAAGCTTTATGATGCGCTAGTTAAGCAGATTAATCAGATCCGATTATGGCAATCCAACGAGGGTATGACTCTGATGGATGCCGAGGATACTTTTGAGACCCATCAATATAGTTTTACTGGTCTGGATAATTTGCTGTTGCAGTTCGGCCAGCAGATCTCTGGTGCTACAGGCATTCCTTTGGTTCGCTTGTTTGGCCAATCACCCGCAGGGCTTAATGCCACTGGTGAGTCAGATCTGGCCAACTATTACGACAATATCAACCAACAACAAGAAGGTCGATTACGTACGCCGTTGCAGATTCTCTATGCAGTGTTGTCTATGTCAGTAGTAGGCAAGCCTTTACCTGATTCATTCGACTTTCAATTCGCCTCATTGTGGCAACTTGGAGACGATAAAAAAGCTGAGGTGGCCAAGAATGTGGTTGATGCTGTATCTGCAGCCGAAGAATCTGGACTGATCAAACGGTCTACAGCTCTCAAAGAATTGCGACAATCAAGTGAGGTCACAGGGATTTTTTCTCATATCACTGATGGGGAAATTAAAGATGCTGATGATGAAGATCCACCACCACCCGGAGAGTACTTAGACGATGAAGAATCAAATCAGCCGCCTAACCCCGAACCGGGCAAGAAAGATGGAGATACGATACAGCCAGCAGCTTAGAAAGATTGCTGGATATGTCGATATTATCGTCAAAGGCTTCGATGTTCATGATCCGAGTACGCATCCATTGATCGTTTCTTCATTGAATGAGTATGCCAATACTCTCCATTTCTGGGCGCAGAATGCTGCAGGTCGAATCATCACAGATGTTGCTTTACGTGATGAGAAAACATGGCTTATTTATGCACAGGATCTATCGCGTGGTGTGCGTGAGCAGATCCGCAATACTGACACTGGTGCGGTATACCAGGAATTGCTGAATGAGCAGGTGCGATTAATCAAATCGCTACCACTTGAAGCTGCCCAACGCGTGCAGGACCTTTCTACACGTTCGTTGATTGAAGGTGGGCGGTCAAGTGAAATTGCTGGCTTGATTATGGCTACTGGTCAAGTGACTAGATCCAGAGCAAATACAATTGCTCGTACTGAGGTCAGCCGTGCATCCTGCCTATTTACCCAAGCTAGAGCTGAGAATCTAGGATCTGATGGTTATATATGGCGAACCAGTGAAGATGGCGATGTTAGGCAAAGCCATGATGAGATGAATGGTAAATTCGTCTTATGGAGTAAGCCGCCAGTTTTGGATCGATTGCGAGGCCATGCAGGTTGCCTGCCAAATTGTCGGTGTTATGCCGAACCAGTCATACCAGATATCTAATTGCCGCCGTTATGGGCGGTTTTTTCATGCCTGCTCAAAGGTGAATCATGTTTAAACCTAAAAAGACCAAAGACCAAAAAACGGTTGATCGATCAGAGATCTACACCACTGGCCAGTTGGGGCGTACACGCGAGATTACCCCTGAAGGTTATTTGTTATGCCGTGATGTTCCGATCGCACGTATTGGTACATTGATGTATGCGGAAGGCGAGGTCCCTGTTACTGCAGACAATACAGGTTTGATTTTAATTCAACGTGGTGAAGATGTCTTATTTGACCCTATCACCATTGCTAGTGCAGAAAGCAAGCCTATTACAGATGATCACCCTGACGATTGGGTATCACCTGACAATTGGAAAGAATTATCTAAAGGCATAGGAAAAGATGTTCGTCGTGGTGATGGCATCGATTCTGATTATCTCATGGCTGACCTATTAGTAATGGATAAAGACACGATCCAAGCCGTTTTAGATGGAAAGGTAGAAATTTCCCTTGGCTACGATGCTGACTATGTGGAAGTTAGCAAAGGCAAGGGATTACAGAGCAATATTCGGGTGAACCATATTGCATTAGTTAAAAAAGGGCGATGCGGTTCTCGCTGCTCTATAGGAGATAGTTTTATGTCTACTAAGACAAAAAAAGAGCCTTGGTATAAAGAGTTACTGGGTATTAAGCGTACCGTGGATCAGGCCATCGAAGCAGCTGAACAAACCTCTGATTCAGATGATGACGATGAAACAAAAGATGATGACGAGCAAGAGGATAAAAAATCCAAAACGGCTGATGCGGCATTTCAGGCTGACATGCGCAAATTCATGAAAACTATGGATAAGCGAATGTCAGCAATTGAAAAGAAAACCAATGATTCTGATAAAGAAGAAACCGAGGATGAGGACGAGGACGAAGAATCCGGAACAAAGGATGACGGTGATCTTACTGTCCCAGAGAAAGCTGAAAAACTTTCCAATGAGGGCGTCCAGTCTTATACCGGTGATTCATTGAAAGAGGTGATTTCCCGTGCAGAGATCCTTTCACCTGGTTATCGCATGCCAACATTTGATAGTGCCAACAATGGTAATGCTGTACTAAAAACTAAACGTTCGGTACTTAAAGCAGCTCATGCCACTCAAGATGGACAAAAGGCAATCGCGCCGTTTGTGGGTGCCAATCCTGATTTTGACAAGTTGCCCGCCCCAACAATTGATGCTGCATTTATTGGGGCATCAGAATTGATCAAACAACAGAACAATGCCAAAGGGGTACGTTCAGGTATTAGAACAAGTGATTTTGGTCGATCTGCACCATCACCTGCAGACATTAATGCTCGTAACCGCGCCTACTGGAAACAACAAGGAAATTAAACATGAGTAACGCATTTTTATATCGCATGCCGAGTGGCATCCCTGGTGATGTCTCTCGTAAGAGTCAATCCACCATTGAATCGCATCCAGTGGGTGCACAATTCGCAGCTTTTGGTCTATTCGGTAAGATTAGTGCAGTTGATGGTAAATTTGTACCATTGGAAGCAGCGGATACGGCAGAGCTTATCTATGGACTATTTGTTCGTGCTTACCCAACCCAATCAGCTCAAAATGAATTGGGTAAAGCAGTACCTCAACCAAATGGCATTCAAGATGTATTACGCCGTGGTTATATGACTGTGAAATGTAATGCGGGTAATGCTAAGAAAGCTGGCACCGTCTATGTACGTGTTGCTGCTGGAACTGAAGCAAAACCAGTTGGTGGCATTGAAGCTGCTGCAGATGGTGCAAACAGCATCGAATTACCTAGCGCATTCTTCATGCACGATGCCGATGCTCAAGGCAATGTAGAAATTTCATTCAACATCTAAAACAAATCTGATTCGCACTGCCACCAAATCGGTGGTTTTTTTGTGCATGGAGAAAATACAACATGAGTAAGTTATTAATTGCAGCTACTCTTGCCCAAGCCGTGGCCATGGGTACTGCAACCCCTGTACGTGCACGTACACGTGACCACATGATGACATTTGATGCCCAAACAGTGGATAGCACTGGTGCGTTTCTAGTTGGTGAATTAGAACGCTTAGATCAAACAATGCATGAGCCTTTGGCTGATGTAACTTGGTCCCGTGACATCGATCTTCGTTCGGACGTATCAATTGCGGATGAAATTTCGAGTTTCTCGAATGCCACGTTTGCTGCAGCAGGTGGCGCATCCCCTCAAGGTAAATCTTGGGTTGGTAAGAATGCTGACGCAATTCAAGGTATTGCGTTAGATATTGGTAAAACAGCTCAACCATTGACCTTATGGGCCAATCAAATTGGCTGGACCATTCCAGAACTTGAGTCAGCACGCCAAGTCGGTCGTCCAGTGGACACGCTTAAGCACAGCGGTTTGATCCTCAAACACAACATGGATACGGATGAGCAAGTCTATATTGGTGATGAAATTGTTGGTGTACAAGGCCTACTTAACTCTGACAAGGTTGGAGCAACAAACGTCAATAAGGAATGGGCTACAGCTACTGCAGACGAGATCCTAGCTGATGTAAACATGATTTTGTATAACGCTTGGGTTGCATCGGCTTTTGCTGTATGTCCTTCAAAACTGTTATTGCCACCTGAGCAATTCGGTTTAATCGTTACACGGAAAGTTTCAGAAGCCGGCAATATTTCAATTTTGGAATACATCAAAGTGAACTGTATTTCCATGGCGAAGAATGGCAAGCCTCTGGATATTCAGCCTTCTAAATGGTGTGTTGGCCGTGGTACCGCAGGCACTGACCGCATGATGTGCTATGAGCAAAACGAAAATCGTGTTCGTTTCCCAATGGTGCCGTTACAACGTACACCGATCGAATACCGCGATTTGCGCCAATTAACCACGTATTACGGACGTTTAGGTGCAGTTGAATGGGTTTACCCAGAAACTGCATTCTATGCCGATGGTCTGTAAGGGGATCACCATGACTAAACAAGTGCAAATCCTTCTTACACGTCCTTTGACTGTAAACCTTGGTTCCGATGAGCACGGACGTGCAATCACGGAAAAACTTAATCCTGGTCTGCAGCATGTAGATCAGAAAGTTGCTGATAATTGGTTTGTTAAAGCGCATTGCCAAGAACTGACCCATGAAGATGTTCAAAATGGTGAGCTTCAAGAGCAGTTGGCCAAAGCACAAGGTGATCTTAAGGTGTTGCAAGAGCAATCTGACAAGGCTACTGAAACGATTGGAAAGCTTACAAGTGATCTATCGTACCGTGACAAGGAAATCGCAAACCTTAAAATCCAGTTGGCCAAAGCACAACAAACGCCTGCTGTAGCTGAAACCAAACCAAAGGAAGCAGCTAAAGCTAAAGAAGCACCAAAGGAAGCCTAACCCATGATCGATGAGCAGTCCTTTCGTGAAGAAATGCCAGTTTTTGCAGATTCTGCGCAATATCCAACATTTCAGTTTAATTTTTACCTGAACCTTGGGAAAAAACTATTGAATGAGGACCGATGGGAGGATCTGCTTGATTATGGTTTGACGCTATTTATTGCTCACTATCTCACGTTGTATAAACGTGGAATAGATGCAGCCAGTGTTGGTGGTGATGCAGGCAAGGTTGTGGGGAATGAGACCTCAAAAGCCGTGGACAGTGTTTCTAAGTCAATGGATGTGTCAGGCGTAACCATTGCTGATGCTGGTCATTGGAACCAAACAACTTGGGGCGTTCAGTTCTATCAGTTAATGATGATGGTCGGTGCTGGAGGTGTGCAGATATGAGTAAAGTCACTGCAACGGGTAACGGCCTATTAGATATTCTGCAAGCGGTTGGTGAGCTGTCTAAAATGGATGTCCTTGTGGGTATTCCCCACGGTGAAGTCAGAACTGATGCTGATGGCCTCACCAATGCCCAAATTGGCTACTTACAGGAAAATGGATCCCCAGCCATGAACATTCCAGACCGAGCTTTTCTTGTGCCGGGTGTTGAAGAAGTGCAAGACGAAGTAGGGGATACATTGATTAAAGCTGTTGATGCTGCCTTTTCTGGGAATAATAAACGCATGATGATGTTGCTAGAGTCTGCAGGGATGAAAGCAATGAATTCCGTACGGGCTTATTTCGTGAATGGTGAGTTTGCGCCGTTGTCTTTGGGCACAATTCGAGCACGTGCACGGCGTGGACGCAAAGGAGCTAAAAAATATCTTAAGCAACTTGAAACAGGTCCTGCAGAAACAGGTTTGGTTCGGCCGTTGATCGATACTGGCGAGCTTCGCAAGTCAGTTACTTACATCATCATGAAAAAGGATAAGGAGGTAAAACGTGGCTCGTCTTGATGTCTCGGATGTCCTTCTGGATCCTGATTTTATGGATACTGGGATTATCTGCAACCGTACTGCAGTTATTGTAGGTAATAACGGCCGATCGCAAGAAACCAAAACATCAACCACCTTTGCTGGTGTGGTCACTACTAATAGCGGTCTAAACATGGACCGCCGTCCTGATGGCACCTTGATCAAAGGCGCAATTAATATTCATACCCAGTTTGCTTTGACCTCAGGTAATTCTGAAAACAAAGCCGATGAGATTATTTGGAAGGGTAAAACCTACATCGTGTCTCAAGTTTTGGATAATTTGCATTATGGCCAAGGTTTCGTTAAAGCAATTTGTGAGCTTAAGCCACTGGGGTAAATCATGGGTGATTCTGCTTCGGGGGGATATATCACCCCTAGCAGCGGATCTGCTTATGACCAAGAGCTTGAGGATATTTTTCAAGCTTTCATTATTGGGATTACATCTTTATCTGGTGCAATGATTCGGCCACGTTTTCAAACCGAACCCCCACCAATGCCAGCCGTTGGTGAGGATTGGTGTGCATTCGCCGTAAAGTCAATAATTCCAGATGATGGGCCATACTTCGACCAGAAAGAAGAATCAATGGATTCAATTCGGCATGAAGAATTGACGCTGTTTTTATCGTTCTATGGTGATCATGGCCAATCATTCGCAAATGTCCTTAGGGATGGTCTAGGCATTCCGCAAAATATCGCGCAGCTCAAAGCGCAGAAAATCAAATTTATCAGTGTGGGTGAAATCATCACCGCGCCTGACTTTCTCAATAATCAGTATGTACATCGATACGACCTGACCGCTGTATTTAAGCGGAGTACGTTACGCACGTTTGCAGTTAAGTCGTTTGTGGATACTGGAACAATAAATTTAACCAGGAGTAATCCATGACATTGCCCGTTTCTAATGTCGTAAATGTCAGCATTAGCCTTGCTGCATTGGCGGCAGGCCCGCGCTCATTTGGCTCTTTGTTGATTCTCGGTACCACCAGTGGTGTTATCGATGTCATTGAGCGTATGCGCCAATATTCCAATATTACCGAAGTCGGTGAGGACTACGGCGTTGACGATCCAGAATATAAAGCTGCCCTGGCATATTTCAGCCAGTCACCCAAACCGCGTACGCTCTACATCGGTTATTGGAATAAAGTGGGTGAAGATGTAGAGACTGCTCAGGAAGTAGTACAGGCTTGTTTAGAGTCATTGAAATGGTACGGTTTGGTAATTGCCTCAGATCTTACTGAACAAGAGACTTTAGATGTCGCTGCATTGATTGAAGCAGCAGATCCATCACGCTTGTTTGGCTATACATCTCAAGATGAGAATTGCTTAAGCACCACCAACACAACCAATATTCCTTATAAGCTAAAAGATAAGAATTATCGCCGTACTTTTTCTATTTTCTCAAGTGATAACCCTTACGCGGCTGCTTCTATGTTTGGTCGTGCTTTCACTGTGAATTTCATGGCGACAAATACGACAATCACATTGAAGTTTAAGCAGCTACCAGGCATCGCAGCAGAAGATCTTAAAACTGCAGAGGCAAAAGCATTAGCTGCCATTAACTGTAATGTCTTTGCTGGCTATAACAATGACACCGCTATCTTGCAAGAAGGTGTGATGTCGGACGGTACATTCTTTGATGAGATCCACGGCCTAGACTGGTTCCAAAACCATCTTGAGACATCTTTGTGGAATCTTTATTACACCAACACAACCAAGATCCCGCAAACAGGTGCAGGTGTAAACCGTCAGTGTGGTGTGCTTGAAACAGCTTGTGAGCAAGGTGTTACCAATGGATTGCTTGGTCCTGGTCGATGGAATGGCGATAGTTTTGGTGTGCTTGAGATGGGTGATTATCTGCCAAAAGCCTATTACGTCTTTGCCAATAGCCTTGATGATCAACCTCAATCAGAGCGTGAAGCACGTAAGGCACCAGTATTTCAAATCGCGGCTAAGTTAGCGGGTGCAACTCACTTTGCCGATGTTCTTGTCGCAGTAAATCGCTAAGGAGTAATTCGTGAGTACATATTCTTTTATGGATACCCAATGCACTTTAACGAGTGCAGATGCAGTGATTGATATGGGTTATGGTGCTGCAATTTCTGATGAAGGTATTACCTTTGCCATGGCAGGTGACAAAAACACCATGATGATTGGCGCAGATGGTGAAGGCATGCATTCTTTACATGCTGATAATTCTGGTCAAATCACAATCCGCTTTCTTAAAACATCACCTACAAACGCCAAGTTGATGAACCTCTATAACTTGCAGAAAAACAGCTCTGTTAAGTGGGGTAAAAACACAATCACATTGAATCATGAGGGTTCAGGTGATAACCACACAGCCACCAAGTGTGCATTTAAAAAGGTTCCAGATTATACAAATGCCAAAGATGGCAGCATCGTGGAATGGGTGTTCGACTCAATCAAAGTTGACATGAAATTAGGCACATACCAATAAGGTTTTAGGTTATGGAAATTAATGGAATTGAATATTCGATCGGCCGCTTAAATGCGGTCGATCAGTTTCATGTATCTCGAAAGATCGCACCGATCGTACCGATGTTGATGCCAATTATTGCGGAAGTGGCGAAGGGTGATTTAGCTAAGGCTATTGAATCTATTGAAAGTGGTGAAAGTGGTGATCTGAGTGACTTACAGCCTTTAGCCGATGCTTTGTCGCCATTAATGGATGCAATCGCGCAAATGCCTGAAGATGATGTGAATTATGTCATTTATAAGTGCCTTGGTGTAGCAAAGCGTGGCGGTGCAGCTGTATGTCGTAATAACTCAATCATGTTTGATGACATTGATATGACCCAATTACTTCCATTGGTGATCGCCACAATTCGGATCAACTTGGGAAATTTTATTCAAGGGTTGCTTATGAAGGCATCGAGCATGCAGAAGCAACCACAATAAGTTTCAAATCACTACCAGATGAGTCTGATTGGCTCATGCGACCAGTGATCAAAGGCATGTGTAAATTTGAATCTTTAAAAAATGGTGAGCTGGATCTTGTTGATATAGCTCTCATGAATGATGCGCTCGATGTCGTAGCAGATAATGAATATTTGTTGAGTAAGGAGCGTGAACGTAATAATAAATAGGTGTTCCCATGGCAAATGGTGTTATTCGTGATTTTTTAGTCTCGTTAGGTTTTGATACGGACAATACAGGCCTGGCCAAGATGAAAAGTGCCATGGATGGCATTGAGTGGAAGGCTAAGGCATTAAATGGCGCTTTATTGGCTTTGGCCACTGGTGCTGTTATAGCAGTTAGTAAAACAGCGAGTGAACTTGATAAGCTGTATTTTTCGTCTCAACGTATTGGTGCCAGTGTTACAAACATCAATGCCTATGGGAACGCTATTGCTCAACTTGGAGGTAGTGCTGAGGGTGCGGTAGGTACCCTTGAGGCATTGGCTGAAAAGATTCGTAATTCGCCTGGCTATGAGGGGCAGATTAAAAGTCTAGGTGTGAACACACGTGATGCGAATGGCGCAATGCGTGACCGTGTTGAAGTCATGAAGGATCTAAGCGGTGTTTTATCTAAGATGCCTGCATATCAAGCCAACGCCTATGCAAATTCGCTTGGTATCGATCAAAAAACCTTATTGGCCATGCGTGATAATAAATTCATGGCCAACATGGAGAAATACCAGAAGATTCAGAAAGAATTAGGCATGAATGACGATTTGGCTAAGTCAGGTAACGAGTTCATGACTGAATATCGTGATCTGACCATGATGACTAAAACAGGTTTTCAAGTCATTGTTATGCAGGCTGGTAAGGCGTTAATTCCGATTTTGAAACTACTGAACCAGTTGATCCAAACTGGCATTCAAGCTTTTTCCCAGTTAAATCCACAAATCAAAGAGGGTCTAGCTATTGGACTGCGCTTTGCAATGTTGGCTTTAATGTTTGGAGCACTTGCCAAGTCATTAGGTTTACTGCTTAAACTTATACCAGCGTTTAAGATGTTCATTGGATTGTTGAATCTATTCAAACTTGCATTTTTGGCCACACCGATTGGAATTATCTTGGCGTTAGGCGCGGCATTGGCTCTACTCTGGGATGATTGGAAAGTATGGAAAGATGGTGGTAAATCCTTAATTGATTGGAGTTGGTTAAATGGTATGGATGCCATTATCAATAAAATTAAGGATTTCTTATCTATTATGGAAAAAGTGAAAGACAAAACGATCGAGTTCATTCAGAAGATTATTAAAGATCCAGCGGGTGCGCTTAAAGAGGTGGCTTCGGAAGTTCAGGACGGGATATCCAAGACGGTAGACAGCGTTACTTCTTCTCAAGGTAAAGTAGCACAGGCTACGGACTTTATTTTTTCTTCGGTGGATAAAGGACTTTCGCTGTTTGGCAACAAGGGTGCTCAAACGCGCGTAGATCAACGAGATCGTGGCGAAATCGGCATGGCCAATGTTGCAACAGGTGCGGCAAAGGCCACTGTGGATGTTGTTAAGCGCGCAACAAAATCGGGAAAAGAGTTAAAACTTTCTGATCAAGATATTATAGATATTATGAAAGTTGCATCTACGGAAGTGGTTGGATCCTTGAAGGGTAAAGCTTTTGAACAACAAGCGGCTGGTGTTATTGATACTATTCTAAATCGAACCGCATCTGGTAAATATGGTGATGGGGTAAGACAAGTTGTTAACCAGCGCTGGGCGTTTTCGGATATTAATGCACCTCGTAAAAGTGCCTATGGTAGCGTTCAAAAAGTACCGATGAGTCGGGTCAACAAGCGCATGGAGAATTTTGTTCGTAAATATTTGGAGGAGAGGGCAAATGGCAAAGCATCTAGTGTTGGGTTAAATGTATCTTATGCGAATCCAAACTATTTGGGAGAAGCTAGCGCAGCTACTAAGAGGTGGGTTAAGGAGGTAGATGATCAATCCAAGGATACTGGTCAACGATTTGGATCAGGCAAGGCAATTCATGTTCATGGCACCCCAAGTGCAGACAGACATAAAATGCCTAAACCGTTCTTTATCTCTACGCCTAATACTTCCAGCTCTACTGGATTTGATGTGGGTTCTGATTTGAATATGCATTCTTATGCCCCTCCTGCAGGAAACCCACATAAATCACAGATTAATAATTCTAGCGCTATGAATGCTAGTAATGTTGTCATTCATCAGACCTATCAGACTGATATGACTATTAACGGTGCCACAAGTCCGCTTGATTCCGCAAATGCGGTTAAGCGTCAGCAGGAAAATGCTTTGGTCTTTATGGCAAGAGGTGCTAAAGGTGCTTTTATAGGTTGAACATCTCTTTAAGAAAGTCGATGCGCTGTTTATATAGAATTGATTGGCAGGTTAAATCATAGCTTATGGTTGCTGAGCTTCCTTGAGCATCAGCAACTACAAAATCGCCACATTGCAATTCCTTAAATTTTAACCATGACTCTTGTGATGCAGCTAGTTCTTGTTTGGCCTCTGTTTGTGAAGAAGCTTCTTTATAAACTGTATTTAGTTCAGTCTTTAGATTTTTAATTTCTTTATCTAGCTTTTGCAAATCACTGTCCGCATTTCCTGCAATGGCTAAGCCGCAGAGAGCCAAAATTGGGATAAATAGTAATCTTTTCATAATTGGGTGCTCTGCTTTTCGTTTTTGGGTGTAATGCCTTCTTATATTATATGAGTGAAATTATGGCAATAGGAACATTAATTGATGGTGCCCTAGGCACTGTCATGCCCATACCAAATTCCGAGATCCTTGGCTCACTTTTATTATCTGGCCGTGGTCGAACGATCATGGGGCTTTTTGCTGATGTAACAGTCGAAGAAAAGCATAAGGATGAGATGAAAATCACCGAGCACCCAACGGAAGTCGGTGCGGCCATTTCAGATCATGCTTATAAAGAACCACCAGAAGTGATGATGAAAGTGGGCTGGTCTGAAAGTGCTGGCACACTTAATGGCTTTCTTGGTGACACCATCTTGGGCGGTAATACAAGTTTAACCATCGTTTATCAAACTTTACTGCAACTGCAGGAACAGGCAGTACCACTTATTATCTCGACTGGCAAACGGCTTTACACCAATATGCTGATTAAGTCTCTGGGGTGTACAACGGATCTGCAGACAGAAAATGTATTGATGATTGATATCACATTTAAAAAAGTACTTATGGTGAGTACAAAAATGTCATTCATTGCTATAGAGGATCAGGCAAGTCCTGAGGCAACTGCAGATGTGGCTGACGGTGGTACTGTTCAACCTAAAGAAGTGAGCGAATCTGTACTAGGAAAGGTTGTTGGTGGCGCACAAGTCGGTGGAGGGTGGGAATTTAAAAACCCATTTGGTGGATCATGAATTACGAAATCCCACTTAATTATGGCAATCAAAAATTCAATATTCGTTTAGGTGCTACTCAATACAAGATGCAGCTCATCTACCGTGCCAACCATTGGTATTTAGATATTTTTGATATTGCAGAGAATCCTTTAATTACTGGCTTACCTATTTTGGTTGGTGACAACCTTCTCGCCCAGCATCAATACCTCATCAAAGGTGCATTGTATGTTCTCAATACCAATGAAGATGAAAGCCATGCATTCGGTGATCTAGACACAAAGATAAAACTATATTGGAGTGATTCATGACTAAGCAATGGATGCGTAACTGCAGGCTAACAATTCAGGTTGATGAGAATGCACCTGAGGCATTGGACTTTACCGAGTTTAAAATGACTTTTGTAGTTAGTCAGCCTACAACAGAACACCCTAAGGCTGCAGAGATTTATATCTACAACTTATCTCATGAGACCATGAATAAATTGGCTGGTGTAGATGATGATAAAAAGAATACTCAAGTTATCTTAGCCTGCAGTTATGGCAAGGATGAGCCTGAGGTTATTTTTAAGGGCCGTGTATTTCAGTACCGCCGTGGACGCTATAACCAAGTTGATACCTATCTTTGCATTTTGGCCATTGCTGGTGATCAGGTGCGTAATGATGCAATCATTAATCAAGCCGTCCCAGCAGGTACACCAATACACGGTCTAAACGAGCTGATTGTTGAAGAAGCAAAAAAGTATGGTATTGATGCAGGGGATATGGTTCAGTTAAGTGATCAAAAGTATCCACGTGGACGTACCTTATTCGGCAGCTTTCATGGTCTGATTGAGCGAGTTGGCCGAGAGAATAATGTTACTTATGACTATTCCGAAGGGGTGCTTAACTCAACTGAACTGGATAAATTCTCGATTCAGCCAATCTTTGACCTAAGTTCTGAGACGGGTATGGTTGGAATGCCACAGCTCACTAGTGATGGTTTAGTCGTTAAGTGCCTACTTAATCCAAAATTAAAACGGATGGATCGAATCAAGATTGATATTCGGAACATGCAGTCAGAAAACTACGATATTTCATACAGTGGGCAACAAATCGACCAACCAAACAAAACACCAAAACTGGCAACCAATGCACAAGGTATTTTCGTCATTCAGGCCATAGAGCATAGCGGTGATACTCGTGGGGATGAGTGGTACAGCAACATGGTTTGCACAGCACTTGGGGCGGTGGTACCAAAAACAGGTATCTCGATTAATGCGGTTGATGAAAGCTGGACACCTCCACCGAGGGCAGAATAATGGCATTAACAGTCAATGAACGCTCACCAGATCTGCTCAGTATTATTAAAGATGCTGTTGCTACAGAGATCCTTGGGTTATGGACCTCATTACCCTGTGAAGTTGTGAGTTATGATCCTGATGCGGTGACGGTAGAAGTAAAGCCATTAATCAAGGTACCTGCACGTACACCTGAAGGCGGTATTGAGATGTTGGAAATTCCTATTCTGCAAGATGTGCCGGTGATGTTCCCGTGTGCTGGTGGCTTCACCATCACTCATCCGATAAATGTCGGGGATGAATGCCTTGTAAGTTTTTCTTCGCGCAATATCGATCTGTGGTGGCAATCTGGCGGGGTTCAGAATCCTTTTGATACTCGACATCATGATTTATCAGATGGCTTTGCATTCTTCCGACCACAGTCACAAGCAAATAAGATCTCGAATATATCGACTGATAGCCTTGAAATTCGTAGTGATGACAATGCCACTAAGATCCAAATTACACCAGGTGGAATAATCAATTTTATTGGCCAGAAAGCTGTTTTTCATTGTGATGTGGAAATGAAAAAGACATTAACGGTTGATGGGTTGATTAAGTCGTTTGAAGATGTCTTGGCTAAAGTGGTCAGTCTGTTTGGTCACAAGCATGTTGGTGTTCAATCTGGATCAAGTACATCGGGTCCACCAGAATAATAGTTATCAATATGAGGGGGCGCGAAAGCGTCTTTTTTTATGCGCTATAGAAAACTTTCAAGTAATGGCGACTATGTTTTTGGAGCTGGCAAGAATGACTTTCTTGTGAATACCCCAGAGACGGTGGCGCAAGCAATTTTAACCCGACTTAAGCTATGGCTTGGTGAGTGGTTCGCAGACACCTCCGATGGAACTGGTTGGAATCAGTCGATCGTTGGAAAACATTCTAAAAATCTTTACGAACTAACGCTCAGGCAGCGTGTTTTAGAAACGTCAGGTGTAGTCAATATAATGGACTTTCAAAGCTCGCTTGATCCAGGTACCCGCCGTTTAACTGTAACTATGACGGTAAATACAATTTACGGCGAAGCTTATCTTAACGGGGATTTAACAACATGACTTTAACAACTGTTGCACCGGTTATTACTGATAGTGGTCCCGTTGCACCGACCTATTATGAGATTGTTGATTATCTCAAGACACAATATAAAAGCATCTATGGTGATGATGTCTATCTAGAAAATGATAGTCAGGATGGACAATGGATCGGTGTTTTTTCCCGTGCAATTGCTGATGTTAATGCTGTGATTATAGATACATATTCATCTTTCTCACCGAAAACAGCCACTAAAGATGCACTGTCACGAAATGTGGCCATTAATGGTATTTCGCGGCAGATACCAACGTTCTCCACGGTGGATTTAGAAATTACAGGTGTACCAGGTACAGAAATCACAAAAGGTTACGCGCTTGATGACAACGGCAATCAATGGATTTTTCCAGAGTTGGTAACAATTCCAGTTTCAGGTGAAATCGTGATCACAGCTACAGCCAAAAAGGCTGGTGCAATTCTAGCTATGAGTAATACTGTCAACATTATTGGTAAGCCTACACGTGGTTGGAAAGAGGTAAACAATCCCGCTGCATCGTCATTAGGCATGCCAGTAGAGTCAGATGCAAAGTTACGACAACGCCAAGCCCTATCTGTTGCAATCCCTTCTCAGTCAAAGACTGACAGTATTAAAGGTGCAGTATTTAGTTTGGATGGAATATCACGCTGTAAAACGTATGAGAACGATACAGATGTGCAAAATAGCTTAGGCATCCCACCACATAGTTTATGTGTTGTGGTGGCGGGAGGTGATGCTGTATCTATTGCTGACATCATGCGAGCGAAAAAGAGTTTGGGTTGTGGTTGGTTTGGCAATGTCAACGTCACAGTAATTGATTCATTTGGTGAAGAAGAAACAGTTGCTTTATACCGTCCAGATATCATCAATATCGGTTTTAAGCTCAATATTGTCGGATCTTCGGAATATACCAAAGAGATTGAGGCAAATATTAAGCAAAATCTAGCTGACTATGTGAATCAGCTTGATATTGGTGATCGGATCATGATGAATAAGCTTTGGATTCCTGCAGGTTTGTTTGGGAATCTTGATTCTGAAACTTATCAAATCGATTCAATCCAGATTATTGCCAATGATGTGCCCATCGATGGTGACTACAGTTTGGCATTTAACGCCGTGGCTTATTGTGATTCAGACAATATTGAGATTAATACGTCTGGGGGATTCTAGTGGATGCAAGCAAATATATAGCACTTCTGACAAGCCAGCATCGAGATAAACCGAAGTTTAGAGAGGTGGTGGAAACGTCACTTAACCCTCTAATTGATTGTCTAGATTGTCTCAATAGCGTAGGCGGTAAATTCGACTTGGAATCTGCAAAGGGGGATCAACTGCAAATCATTGCTGATTGGGTGGGCGCACCGAACTCGATCCCAAACTCAGTACCAGTTCCATATTTTGGTTTTCAGGGGCAACCTGCAACATTGCCCTGGCGAGAGACCGATGATCCTAGCTTTAAGTCAGGGTTTTGGCGTGAATCAGGTATGAGCGGATTTACTGCACTGAAAATGTCACCTCAATTGTTTAAGCAGGTGATTAAAGCAAAGATCCTGTTGAATAAAAGTGACTGTACAGAGTTGTCAGCAAAAGAAATTATTTCTCTAGTGATCGATAAGCCTTTCAAGTTTAAAGACAACAAAGACATGACGATAACTTTTACATTTTTAGAAAGCTATGAAGTCTTTGAGAGGGAGTTGGTCAAACTAATGTTTCCTTTGCCTTCGGGCGTAAGATTGATTTTCGAGGGTGAAGATGAGTATTGATAAATTAATTGAGTTTTCCAAAACTGGCGCAAATAACACGGATGAACTGGATCTTGAGGCAGGCTTCCCAGTGCGACTACAACCCGCCCGCCAGTGGATGAATTGGCTTTTCAACGCATTAACGAAAAAGGTCAATGAGATTATCGATGTTAGTGACGATTTAGTTGAAAAGGTCGGTGGCTTAATCACAAGAGATGACGACGGTATTGGTTTAATCCATATTTGTCCATTTGAAGTGATTCCAGCAAATCATCTTGAATGTGATGGTCAAATTTACAATAAAGCGGATTTCCCTAAATTGGCAGAAAAGCTCGGTATTTTATATGGTGGTGATGCTAATACATTTGCCGTTCCAGACTATCGGGCTGAATTTGTTCGTGGCTGGGATCACGGTAAAGGTGTTGATGTTGGAAGGGGTTTGGGTAGTACTCAATCAGATGCAATCCGAAACATTACGGGCCGATTTACTGGTGGGTTTAGCGACTCTATAGTGACTGGTGCATTTGAGATTGTCGGAACTAGCAGTGGACAAGATGGATCCTCATCTTCTCAAAAGGTATACGAATTTAATGCATCTAAAGTTGTACCTACGGCAAATGAGAATAGGCCACGCAACACCTCTGCAATATATGTCATTAAAGCTAAATAATTTTGAATAATTGGAATGCCTGCGTAAGCAGGTTTTTTATTGCCTGGAGAAATTACGCATGGCAACGAATTGGAATGCAGTTTTAAGCAACGCAAATAGCTTGACTGATATCTTAATGATATTGAAAAAGGTTCTAGGAAGCTTAGAAACCAAGTTAGATTCAACCACAGTTAATGAAATTTTAGAGCAATTAATTAAAGTTGCAGAAGATGGAGAAATCACAATTGCTGAAGCTATTGAAACCCTCAATTTTCTTGATCAAAAAATTGAGGAAAGAACTTCAGCATTTAACGAAGCAATTGAGATTGCTGCGGCAGCTGGAGCAGGTGCAAATGGATGGACAGCTGATTTAGTCGTAGACGGTAATAAAACACAGAAACAAATTAACGCAAATCAGAATGAACGTAAAAGCGTAAAACTGTGGTCAGATGGCATCGTTGATGCATTGTCAAAATACGACAATGTTGATTTTGATTATAACGAAACACTAACATCACCTGTGAATTTATCAACAAGTAAGAATATCACGTCAAATAGCCACACTTTAAATCAGACAACACCCACTACGATAGTAGTTGAGTCAGAATATGCAGCAACTGATACTGTTGTTGCTGGTTTGCACATTTTGCAAGACAAGTCTGGTCCTATCACTGGCGGAACAAATAACAATCATGCTGTAGTAAAAATCAAAGGTGGGCTAAGAAACACAATTAAGAACATCGTGAGCGATGGACAGCTCGGTATTAGTTTTGGAATGGGCGAAGTTGGTGCTTCGGATAGACGCAGTAAATTCAACACCGCTTATAACATCGCATTTCTTAATACCCATATGGGTGTTGAGCATATCGGCGCATCTTATAACCACACGCGAGATATTGTTGTTGCTCCTACAGAGTTTAAGGGAATTTTTCATGGTATACGTATTACTGGATATGACAATATCGAAAATCCAGCGGAGACAGCACATGCCCCAGCTCATGCTAATAGCGGGTCAGATTACTATATTCGGAATATGACTAACGGCATTTCTGTGCAAAACAGTGCGAAATACAATAGTTACGATCGAATTTTTGTTACTGAAACTGATCGCGCTTTACAGTTGTTACAAGGCACAGTTGTTGGCAACAACCCTACTATGAACCACTTTAATGTGATAGCGGAGAAAGTTGGGCAAGCGCTTGTTAATCAAGGTGGGAATCACAATGATTTTGAACTTCTTGTTGACGGCTCTTTATTTTCAGATCAAGGGATTCAAGAGTTAACGGGGTACACGGGTAAAGGCTTTAACCGTTATTCTGGGATTATTAAGAATAGTGCTAAGACAGGTGCGCAGTTCCGCTATTCTCATAACTTATATAATCTTCAAGTAAGCTCTGCGGTCGGTAATGGGGTCAACATAAATGGTAGTTACGGCAACGGTACGCTAACTGTAAATGGAGCTACAGGCACTGGTGTTTCGCTTGCTGGCAACTACAACAATTTGCAAGTTGTCGCTACAGAGTGTTTGAATGCTTTAGTTGTTGCGGGCGCGGGTAACACAGTAAATATTCAAACTGACGGTAATGTCCAGATCACTGGATCAGGAAATACGATCATTGGGCGTATTGGAGGAAATCTAACAGTAACTGGCAATGGCAATAAGTTTATAGGCGAAGTAATTGGCACTGTGACTCGAACAGGCACAACTGGGAATAATTTTTCAGGCTTAAAAGGCTGGTCTGAAACAGTTGTTTTGTCAGAGTTAACAACTGATGGATCAGCACGTATTACAGTTGCGGTTCCCAAACATACTAGTGCTCAGATTCGAAGTATATTTGCGACTATTCCTGCGAATACGAATGAGTACGAGCTGAAAGTAATCAGCATATCTGGTGCGAATGTGGTGTTTGAATTGCAAAATGGATCTGGTGGAGGGGTCGCGTCGACCGCTGTGACCTTTAACTACTCTTATTTTTGTTCATAAAAAAGGGGCTTTAAGCCCCCTTTTTTATGTAGACCAAAAATACCAAAGCATTATTGTATACATTACATATCCGGCTAGTAAAAGCTGTTTTTCTTTCGATTTAAGCTGTAATAGCGCGATGATAATGATTGGAAAACATGCGGCTAAGAAGCGTGATGAGTACCCCGAGAAAAACACATTGAAGAAAACCATGCTTAAGATAATTAAGCTGACATAGAAGAATGCGTTTCTTTCAAGATTTTCTGTATATGCTTTAATTGTTAAGTAAACAAAGTAAATTACCCAAAAGCTCATGTAAAGAACGGGAGATGACATGTCTTCATATTCTGCTCGTCGATCCCCAAGTTGTCCTAAAATTTGTGACATGAGAGGCCCTGTAACAATAGCAAGCACTAAACCAGCCGTAATCGCAATTGTGTTTTTGAGCATAAAGTTGAGTCTTTTCCATTGCTCTAATTTTGTAGCAACAAGAAAAACACCAAGGAAAATCACAGCAGAGGTATGAAAAAATGGTGTAGATAGAAGAATTGGGATATATAACAGATTCTTTCGCTGATAAAGAATGTAAGCGAAATAAATCAAAGACATCGTAAATGCTAAACGCATTTGTGAGAAACAGAAGTCTATAAAAACTGGGTTAATTAAAAGCAAAAATCCATAATATTTTGTTCTTGTTATGACTAAGAAGATAGAAAAAAACATGATTAATGAGCTAACAATCATGAAAATGTGGCTAGAATTTAGCCCATTTTCTGTTGCTACATAGAGCAGTTCATGCCACCCGTATTCAAAACTTATTTTTGAAAGTAGAGTGTCATAGTCAAACCAAAGGGTTTTATTTAGAGCATGATCTATATAGCTTACATAGTTTGATCTATCAACATATTCATTACTTCGAAGTTGATCCCAAGGCACAAGCACAATTATGAAAGTAGCGAATAGTGCTAAAAAGAAGCTGTATACACTTTTCTTTTTGATTGCAAAGTTCATGTTAAATTAAATGTCCGAATTACTTAATTGAAATGTTAGAGTTCTTAGCGTGCCCGCTACAACCCTTAAATGTAGATATGTTCGAAGCTCCATCAATATTTACTTTGAAGTTGACATTGTTCCATGAGTTGAAGCAATTTTTTGATGCATTCGATTTTATAGAAATAGCGCCAATAGCTTTTTTGTTTATTGCTCCGATCAACAGTCCATGTCTTGAATTTGAATCTAGATGATCTTCAATCGTAATAGACACTTGCTTTGTTGAGTTGTTGTATCTGCTTAAACCGATTTGAATGCCTGAGCCTTGGTTTCCTGATGTTTTGATATTCTTCAAAACAATATCTTTTAAAATCATTGAGCCATTGTTTGGTTCAATATCAATTCCGCTTGCAGGCATAGCACCGCTTGTATTCGTTGCAGTAATGTTTGATGCGAGCAACTTATTCACTGAGATGATCGAAATTCCTTGGCGCCTATTGTCATCCATCTTGATGTTTTTCAAGCTGATATCATACGTCGAGTTTTTGCCACTTGTACCAACATAAATCGCATCGCCCCACATTTTATCAATATTCATATTTGATATTGAGATGTTTTGCGAGTCTCTTATTTCAATTCCCATGCCCCATTCGCCAGTGTTGCCAATGTGTGTATGTTTGTCACCAACCAGGGTGCCGCCTGAGACCTTTACATTTTTTACATTTTTAACTTGGAAAACACGGTAGCTTCCGTGTTTTGTTGGTATAACCTTAAGTTTGGTATTGGGATCAAGTCTAATCTCACTTCCATTTTTTGGCATGATTGATTTATTTGCATCTATTAGATATGTGCCAGCAGGGATGTAGACCGCTTTCTTCTGCTTTATAAGTTGATTCACATAAGCTGTTATATCAGTATTTTCTATAAATTCAGCTTGAGCAAATGATGTGAAAACAGATGCGAGCAATGCAACGACTAACTTTAACTTCATGATATTTCTTTATATTGTCTATAGAGTTTTAAGCAGATTAAGCTCATTGCTGATATGACTGCCGCCATGATTAAAAAGTACAAATCGTCAAATGGGTCGCTAATCAATGCTTCTATAAGAAAAGCACATGATATTGAAATAAATATCAAAAATGTTTCTAATTTATTTTGCTTCAAAGTTTCTAACATCTTTTCAAAATCCGAAAAACCTAGTCGCATAGATTAGCATATTAATGAGATGTTGAGATATTCAACAAACCACCAAAAGCTTTATCCTCATTTGAGGATAAAGCTTTTTTATTATCTGGAGAAGTCATGTGGGATGAGTTTTTAAAATACACGAAAGAAATATATGAAGCGTTCGGGATTGCGTTTGCTTCGTTCTTGATGGCCTTCACGATGGCTTTAATACGAACTAAACGTAAGCATGGCAAAGCTGACTGGTTAGAAGCTGGAATGTGTGGATTGTTCGCAATTGGCACATGGTCACTATTGATGTGGTTCAACGTGCCAGAAATGGTGGCAGTGGGGGCGGCTTCGGCAATCGGATTTAAAGGCACACACTTTGTGAGTGATTTAATTGATAAAAAAACAGGTGGGGAAGATGAAATTAATCGATAACTGGAAACAGTCATACAAACTCAAATCGGTACAAGTGGGCGCATTAAGCGCCTTTTTTTATGCCCTGATTTTATTCTCAGAACAGTTTTTAAACGTGTGGTTCGTTATCCCTCAAGAACTTAAAAACGCAATTCCTGAGCAATGGAAAGAGATTATTGGGTGCTTTGTTGGTGTTGCGATGATTTTAGCGCGATTAAAGAAACAGCCTGAATTGCATGGGGATGATGAATGAGTTTCAAAAGCTTGCAAAAATCATTAGGTGTTGATGACGACGGTATTGTTGGTCGTGGCACACTAACAGCTCTGTTTAGGCGGTTAGGTGCATCACAAGCAAGAGCCGATGAACTTGCATTATCGGCTAATGTTCACATGCGTACATACAAAATATTAGAAAATGAACAACGCTTAGCACATTTCATTGCTCAACTTGCACATGAATCTGGCAACTTCAGATATATGGAAGAAATAGCCAGTGGTGCTGCTTATGAGGGGCGTAAAGACTTAGGAAATATGGAAAAAGGTGATGGTGCTCGGTATAAAGGACGTGGACCAATCCAGCTAACAGGTCGTGCTAATTATCGAAAATATGGCCGTGCTCTAGGGATTGATTTTGAAAGTAATCCTCAGATTGTTGCGTTGCCAAGTATCGGAATGTTGGTAGCTTGCAAATACTGGGCGGACAATGGGCTAAATGAGCTGGCGGATAAAGACGATATTAATCTCATCACGCTACGTATCAATGGTGGATACAATGGATTAGCTGACAGGAAAGCAAAATTGGGAGTGATGAAAAACATGATGGGAAAGAAGTAACATACAACTGCAAGCGCTCTAAAATTGCATTAATCATCACAGTGCTGTGCATACTCTTATCGAGCTGCACAGCTCACTCAATTAAAACGAATGTCAATATCAGTGTTTGCTTGCAGTGTGTGCAGGGGTGAAGTTTTGGAGTTATGGCTAAAACGAAGATTTGTCAACCAAGATTTATGGCTAAAATTGAGTTTTGTCAACTAAATCTCAATCCCTCACCACTTCAACACCTTTCAATCTCCGCTTAGCTATATACGTGCTCGCTTCATTAGAATCATAGAAAGTCTTTGCTCCATCTTTCTCAGCTTTAAACACATACTGCATCGTGTACATCGTATCGATATCTGAATAGTCTTGATATTCTTCGTGTGCAGTCGTTTGTACGTGCAAGTAAAGTCCGTTTTTCTTTATGTAATAAGGTCTCATTATTTCCCCCAGCTATCAACTATGTCCGCCCAGTCTTGAAGCATTTTTCGACGACTACTAAGCCACTTCGCGTGATTGTATGTCGCTCTAGTTTTATCAGGATCTTTATGAGCTAACTGTTTATTAATCCAGTCCTTTTCATACCCCTTTTCATTAAGAAGGGTAGATGCTGTTGCTCTAAAGTCATGAGTAGTTACATCTGATAAATCAACATAAACCAATGCTCTATTAAGCGTAGTTCTTGAAAGCATTGCTCCATCTTTGCTTGGAGAAGCAAATACATAAGGCTGATTTGGATTTATTTCATATTGCTCCATAATGATGTTGTAGACTTGATCTGACATAGGAACAAGATGTAAATGGTTCTTTTTGTTACTGCGTTCTTGCTGGCGTTTTCTCGACGCCTTAGGAAAAGAGATAAGCTTTTCCTCAAGGTCAATATATTCCCATTTCATACGCCTAACTTCTGATGCTCGTAACATTGTGTAGGCTAACGTAAGCACAGCATTTCTTACTGTAGCTGTTCCGCCATAGTAATCTATACGTGTTCTAAGTCTTATTTTCTCCTCTTTCTCTAAAGGTCTAGCATGTTCAGTTTCGGGTTGCTCAATTGCGTGTCTAACTGCATATGTTGGGTCATTATCAGCTCTTAAAGTTGCAATTGCATAGCACATAACCAAGCTAATAAATCTGCGATTTAAGCTAGAAACAGATTCTCCCGTGCCACAGTGAGAATGTTTTTTCACCCTAATCATGCTGCTTCTCATGATGTGCAAAACATCTGCGGAAGTAACTTCTTTTATTGGTTTGTGTCCAATGACCTTATAAACATCTTTTTCCATATATCTTTTAAATTGCTCAATATAATCCTTAGATTTGTATTTCATTCCCTCAACAATATATTCCTCAGCTATAGCCTTAAAGGTATTTTCTGCCGCATTGATTTTTTCAAGTTTCTTGTTCTTTTTATCATGTGCTGGGTTTATCCCATCTTTAAGAAGAATCTTGTTTTCTTCTTTCTTTTTTCTTGCCTCTGCCAGAGATACAGTCGGGTATTCACCAAGACTGATAGTGCCTTCTTTGCCGTTTAAAGTGTATTTCAATCGCCATACCTTCTTTCCAGAAGGGCGTATTTCAATGTATAGTCGTTCAGCATCCAGCACTCGATACATTTTCTCAGTAGGTTTTAGTGATTTTATTTTAGTATCAGAAAGCATTAGATTACCCGCCCTGTGTTTTTCGTTACCCGTGACTATACCCGTTTTGTTGACAGATTAGTTCATAACAATACCGACTAAAGTAGATTAAAACGACTGAGAAATAAAGAGGCTGGAGAGATAATCCAGATTGATATAGATTTAAGAAGACTCAA